ATTACTCAGATTAATATTTGTTTCTCCTTCTTTTTTAAACCAAATAGGTTTACTTGCGTCTTGCATCAATTGCTCCTTTTAAAAAATTTGTCCAGGCATAACCAATCTTATTCCAGTTATAAAATCTATTTGTGTAATCTATTTGCATATCTAAATGTTGTCTAATGGCAGGATGATCTAATGTTTCTGCTGCATGCTCAATGGCATAAGCAAACTTATGCGCTAAACTTGTAAATGATTTCTCATATGGAACGTATGTTATAAACTCTGCTCCTGTTTCAAATAAAGCACCATAATCGGTTGTAATACAATAAAGTCCTGCAGCCATAGCTTCTAGTGCTGATATACAAAATGTTTCTTCCCAAATACTTGGAAAAGCAAAGATATGATATTTATGTAAATTCTCTCTTATATATTCATGAGGTTTGTAACCAATATAATTTACATTAGGTAATGCTTTAGCTTGTTCATATAATTCTTGATATGCAGAATCGTTATTTTGTTTAAAGGAATCTCCATAAACTTCAGTTGAAGAATAAACATCTAAACTAATAAGTGGATTTTTAACAAGTTGCATTGCAGCCAATATTACATTTAAACCTCTCCATGGAGTTGGATGAAATATAAGTTTAATTGGTTCTCCTTTTACATGTCTTGTTCTTGGGACAATTGGAAGTACTCCATTTTTTATAACAATGCATTTTTCAGTAGGGACATCAAAGTAATATCTAAATTTTTCATAGTTCCAATGTGAATTAAATACATACCAATCATATTTTGAATGGTTGGATTTATCTTGGAACCATGGCGCTAAATTAGGTTGGTCATAAGAATTTTTTTGCCAAAGAATATTTACTTTATTCGGATCTAATGGAACTTTACCAGGGATTGAAGTACATATTTGTACTTGATCAAGCAAATCTTTACTTACATGTTTTTCTAAAAATTCAAACTGTAGTTCTGTACCACCTCTAGGTTTCATTTTTCACTCATAAATTTCTTAAATACTTCTAATCCTTTATTGGTAACTTTAACTACAACGTCTCTACTAATATCTTGTGAATCAACGTTTGCAGCTTTAAGTTCTTCTTCGTCTTTATAAACTTGTCCTGTTTTTTTATTTTTTATTATTGTTACTGTTTCAGTTTCAATATTATATTCTTTATTGGCCATTCTGATCGTCTCTATTTATTTCTAGTATTGCAAGTGTTGCACTTATACCAGAAATACTAGAACTTTCAAGTCTTATGGTGTCTGTTTCTTCAAGAACAATTGGTCCTTTTGCTAGATTACAAATAGTAGGACCCGTAATAGAAGCATAAGCTATTTGAAAAACTGTAGATACTGAATCATCATTAATAGACACTTTTACTACTTTACTTCCAGATTCATTTGTTACTTGTATGTTTTGAATAATTGCATTAGCATTTGATGGACATGTGTATACAACTACAGCAGCCGTTGTACTTGGATCATAGAATGCGTTTTTATAAAAATTTGCCATAGTATTATTGTGTTAAATCAAAAAAGTTTAAAGATCCAATTATATCTCCCGTGCCAGCTAAAACTCTTGCTCCAAGAGTATATACATCACTTGTTCCACTAATAGAGGCACCTAATTGAGTATCCCAGTTAAATGATCCTGGTTCATTTAAAGGAACATTTCCTAAAACAGAAGAAGCAACATAATCTAATTGAACAATAGTTCCACCGGTCATTGCAGTCGCAGCAACATCATATTCAACGTTAGCATCACTTGCTACAGCAGAATAAGAAGCACTTGTTAATGTTGCATTTTTAACAAGTTGTATTTCAAAATCATCCGCACTAGTTGGTAAAACTTTAAGTGAACTTGGTAATACAATTGCACCTAATGCAGTTGATGCAAGTCTAATAGAAACTAATGGTACTAATGTTGTTCCAATACCTGTTAATGCAGTGGTTCTTTGTGCAACATGATTTATTGAAGTAGGTTCTAATCCTCCTTCAGATATAACGGACGAACATATTTGTTTCATTGAAGAAGAAGACGCTGTTTCTGCAGTATTTGTTATTTCATATCTTACAGGAAGTATTGCTGTTGTCATATAAACAGAAGTTCCAGTAACATTTGCAGTTTGATAAGTATGACAAATTATATAAAGTCCATTAATAATAAATCCGCATCTAACGTTACCAACACCTAACCATTCAAAATCCATCCATAAAATTTGTGGTTTTGTTAAATCTAAGGTTAATCCACTAGGTCCAGTTCCATCTAATTTATCTCCATTCCAATTAGCTTGTTCAACTCTTCTTGTTGTATTATCTACTGATCCACCAATATAAGTTCTTAAAACAAATGCTTTAGTTCCAGGTGATGCTCCAGTTAATTCAAAATAAAGTCCATTTTGAGTTCCGAAATAACCAACACGTTGTCTTAAATTTGCTTTAGGAACATTCATTACAAATGTCATAAGAGCAAGTAAACCTTTACCAGGTTGATAAAGCATTGATCTATAAGATTGTCTAACGACTTCAGCACCAGATGCAGTTGTTACATCTAATCTAACAGATGATTCATTTGGTAAATATGTTGTAGATCCACCTGTTACAGTTGCTGTGTCAAATTGATTATCTATTGCATATCTATTTTGAGAATCAAATAATGAATAAGGTTGAGATGTTCTTAATCTACCAAATGCATCTACATTTGTTCCATTAATACTTACTGGTTGTGTAGTAACATTTATATTTTCACAACTCATTAGCAGCCAAACCTCATGTTAAACCAAGTAAATCTTTGAAGGTCTTGTTTTAAATCTTCTTGAAAAGAAAAGTTTAATTGATCTTTTAATGTCTCCAATGCTTGTAGAACCTGTCTTTGATTATCCGGTGAATACTCTTGACTTGGTTCTGGTACGTTTACTGTAATTTTTGCCATTATCTTCTTCCGTCAGGTTGAATGTCTACTCTAAATAATCCATATCTCCAGTTTTCATCTACAGATTCATTTTCAACTTTAATACTCATTAATCTATTTCTTGCTCTAGTATCTATCTTAGTTGTAGATGAAGTTACAGTATAAGGTCCCAACATCTGACTATTTTGTGTTTGAGATGGATAATCTCTTAATAATAAAGTTACTTTAGCATTTCCATTAAGTATTTTAAAGTCTGGTATAAACCTACTTATCTTCATTAAATACTGACCATCTCCTTCTATATCTAAATCAAAATCTCCAGATTCAATGTATGCAGGAATAGCTGTTTTAACTCCTGTAAAGCTTACTTCATTAACACCAACTTCATGTTCATAATATTCTGAAGATCCATAAGTATTTGTTACACCATTGATAGTTGGAAACGTTGGAGTAGTCGTTGGTAAATATTTAGTAGCATATGGTTTATCATAGGTTTGAGCATCTGAATAAGTTGTTCTAGAAAGAGACATTGTAGTCCAAGTATTTTCAACAAAGTTATAAACTACTGATCTATTTATTTGAGTCTCTCCTGCACTTGGATAAAACCAAATTACTTCATTATATAAACTATTATGCGATCCATAAATAATATCTCCTGCATTATAATTAATTCCTAAATTATCACCTCCCGTTGTAAATACATAGTCTTCAACTAAAGAAGGTAATTGTTTAACTGTACCATCATAAGCAAAAAATCCTCCACCAAATCCCATCCAGTATATTGCACCTTGTGCAAAGACTATTGAATGCTGACCAATACATCCGCAGTTTGTACCAACTTGTCTAATTGAAAAGACAAAAGGAGGACCAACGAATTGCATTACATAAGCTGCTTGATCTGTTAAAATAAATATATAATCTTTACCTTGCACAGCTCCTACAATATAATTCCCTGTATCTAATCTAAATGTACCTGCTGTATTTGTTGCAGTCGGTGCCCAAGTATTATAATCTTCTTGGTTTGAAAATCTTATAAACATTGGATCTTGAGTTGAAGTTGAACCAATTGTTGTTTCAGTTCCAAGTGCAATTAAATGTCTATCTCTATCCGAAACAATTGTCATAACAGATGCTGTCGGAGCCCCAGCTATAACTGCAGCTCTAATATTTAACGCACCTGCAGTTGATGGATTCCATGAAAATGTTTTACCATCTTTAATGGTTGCAATTAATATTTGTCCAAAATTATCAAATGACCAGTTACCAGGTGATAGAACTACAGTAGCTGAACTACTTGCTTCACCCCAATTAACTCCCCCCGGACTAAAAGATCCCCATGTTGCAGTTCCCCAACCATAGCCATAAGTTTGAGCAATAGGTCCGATATTAACATATGGAGCAAAAGATAAAGTTCCACCAGTTGTAACACCTGTTCCAGTTTCAACTGCAGGCATTGTAAGTGTAAAAGTATTAACATTTGGAACTGTTTTTACTTCAAAAATATTTGTTGTAAAACTTGCAGCTGTATAACTTGTTGTTGTGGGTCCTGGTGTTGTTGCTGCTGTAAATTTAATATAATCACCAACTGATAATCCATGACTTGATTTAGTAATAGTAACAGTTGCAGATGATGTTGTTGATGAATAGGTAGCACTAGTTAAGGTTGTACCAAGTGGAGTAATATCATAATATGCGCCTTCAAAATAAATAACCAATAATTTATTAGTACCTATTGCCGCGTATTTATTTCCACTTAAATCTGTCCAAGTATGCTGAGCTCTTGCAACTCCTGCTAGCTCTTTATTTAATAATTCTTGCCATCCACCTATTTTTTCAGGATAACCATAACGAAATCTTACAAAATCACCATCAATCCACTGCCCTTCAGCGGCAGTTGCGGTATCTTGTTTATTAAATCCAGCTTTTAGTGGTATTTTCTTTAATGGCATAACTTGAATTATATACGCTTTTTTGCTATTATACAACGCAGAAATTTATGAAATCAGTAATATACACATCAATAATATTGTTTGCGTTAGCATCAAGTATCAATGCAAATGAAACAAGAAAAAAAATAATTGAAAGAGGGTCAATTAATTGTGGTGTATCTCAAGGAGTAATAGGATTTTCTTCAATTGATAAAGATCAATGGTCTGGTATGGATGTTGATTTTTGTAGGGCTGTAGCTGCAGCTGTATTTGGAAATCTTAATAAAGTTAATTTTTTTCCTATATCTCAAAGAGATAGATCCGATGTTGTTAGAGGAGGACAAGTAGATTTACTTGCAAGAAATTTTACTTGGACATTTAATAGAGAAGTAGACAGTGGAAATCATGCATTTATAAGAATTAGTTATTATGATGGAGAAGGTTTTATGGTTAGAAAATCTTCTAAAATAACCTCTGTTTATCAGTTAAATAATATTTCTATCTGTGCAGTTATAGGATCAACATCAGAGACTACTGCTAGAGATTTTTTTGAAAAACAAAATAAACAACATTCAATTATTTCTTTTAGAGATTGGGAAGAAGCAGTTAGTTCCTACGACATAGGAAGATGTGATGCCATATTAATAGATCACTCCATGTTATATGCTTTTAAACTTAAATTAAAAAAACCAGAAGATCATATTATATTAAAAGAAATTATTAATAAGGCTCCAACAGCAATTTGGGTAAAATATGATGATAAAAATTGGCATAATATTGTGACTTGGGTTATAAATATATTAATTCTTGCGGAAGAACATGGAATAAATTCAAATAACATAGACAATATGTTATTATCAAAAGACCCAGAAATAAAAAAAATTTTAGGATTAGAAGGTGATTTTGGTAAAAAATTAGGTTTACCAAATAATTGGGCCTATAATGTCATTAAACAAGTTGGAAATTATGAAGAAATTTTTGAAAGAAATCTTGGATTAAAATCTAATTTAAAAATTGAAAGAGGATATAATAAACTTTGGACTAAAGGTGGTTTAATGTATGCTCCACCATTAAAATGAATAATATAAAAGAACTAAAAAATATTTTAGATATTAAAGAGCTTTTTTCTATTTATAATAAATTAGTAGAAAACCCGGTTTGGTATCTATCAAGAAAATCACATAATAATCATATATCTTCTGGTTTCCCTGGATTTATAGTTAGTCAAGAAGATAATATTTATAATCCCTATTGGTACGGATTTTTTGAATGTTTATTAGATAAAATAAGAAAAGAATGTAAAAAAGAGCACAATATTATTTTACCACAAAAAATATTAAGAATTCATTTAGTAGCTAAAAATGAAAATTCAGACACTGATTTTCATACCGACAATGAAAGTGAAGAAGCTTATTCTATAGTCGGATTTCTTACACCATGTTGGATCAATGAGTGGGGAGGAAATTTTATATGTGAAAATGAATCAATAAATTATACACCAGGAAATTTTGTTATTATAAAAAGTAATAAAAATCATAATGGGTTAGGTCCAAAATTTAAAATTCCTTATTGGAGAATAGTAGTTAATTATATATTGATAAATTAATGGAAAAAGAATTAGTTTTATTTTCAGGTGGTCCAGATAGTGCTTTATTGCTACAATATTTTTTAGAACAGAAAAAAAATATTCATGTAGTTTATAATGAATGTAATTATAATCTACATAAAAAAAACAACACTTATATACAAACACAAATTGTAACAAAATGTCTTCATATTTTTAGAAAAAAATATGGTCATTTTGATTTTACTCAAACTGGAATATATTTAGGAATACCGAATAGTGTAAACAAATTCGGAACAGATGATCAATGGAATGTATTTATGGCTTCTTTAATATGTAGAGAATTTAATATAAATAAAATATGGTATGGTTCTTTTACTTATAATGCTAAAAATAGAAAACAATTTAATA